CGCATCCAGTCGTTGGCGCGCGCCTTGACCTCGTCGGCCTCCGGCGCGGACTTGCCGGAGCCCATCCGGTTCAGCTTCGCGGCCAGATCGGCGGCGGTCTCGCTGGCGTTCTTGGCCGCGAGTTCGGCCTGGACGAGCTTCTGGTTGAGGCTCTCGTACTTCGCGAGAGACGTCTCGATCCGGTCGAGCTTGTCGCGCGTCACGACGTCGGCGCTGCCCTTGCGCTCGATCTCAGCCAGGCGCGTGTCGTTGGTGGCCTTGAAGGCCTCGAAAGCGGCGCCGACAGCATCGACCGCGCCCTTCAGTTCGTTGAGTTCCATTGGATTAGCCCTTCGTGGAGGAGAGGATGGAAGCCGCGCGCTTCAGCGACGCGACCAAAGCCTCGACCTCGTCATCGCGAGAGGCGTCGGCGTGATCATCACCTGCATCGCGCAGGTGACGACGGACCACCGCGACGAGGCTCTTGGCCTCAGCGATGGACATCTTGTGCTCGTCTCGCAGAGCGGCCTCAAGGCCGCGCGCGTCGAGGATGAGCGCGGGCGCGCTCTTGAGGTAGGCCAGCTTCGCCAGCGGATTCATCGGGTCGTCAACGACCGAGACCTCGCGCAGATCGATGGCCTTGAGCCAGCGACGCGGTTCTCCGGTCCGGCCCGTGCCCATCTTCGATCCGCCGGCAGGGACGCGATAGCCGATCGACATTCCCTTGATCGCGCCTTCGCGCAGCCGCGCGTAGGTCATCTTTCCCTCGTCGGTGTCGAGGCCGATGATCCGACCTTCGACATGCAAACCGTTCTGGTCCTCCGACATCTTCTCCCAGACGCCGACAGCGCCCTTGGAGCGGTCGTGGTTGTAGTACATCGCGGGCAACATGCCCTTTGCGCCCCATGACGCAAGGCTGCGTGCCATCGCGCCTGGCGTGATCATGTCGCCGCCTTCGTCGATGTTGCCATAGACCGCGCCGTAGCCGCTGAACGAGCCCATCGGCTTGTCTGCGGCGAACTTGACCTCAAGTGCGATGCTCGCGACGCCGTTGCTCATTCTCCGAGTTCCTCGATCCGATCAGCGATGCGATTTGCCCATGCGCGGCCAGCGTCGCCGCCCCAGAGATCCCATGCGATGCGCCCGTTGCTTGGGAAGCCCGGCTCGCCCTGGCGAAAGCCCTCGGCCTCCTTGTCCACTTCATGCCGTGCGAAGAACGACACCATCCGCATGATGGTGTCGCGCGGCAGACGGCGACCGTTGCTGATGTCGCGCGCGCGAGCGATGCCGACAGCAGTGCCGCCGCGTCCGAACTCGTCGCGCCACGCAAGCGCGCGCCGTGCGTTCGCCGCCATCTCGTCGGTCGGCTTCCACGGGTTCTTCGCGCCGTTGTCGTCGTCCTCGACATCGACAGGCTGCGAGACATCCGCGTCGGAGCCCTGGCCGACGACCTCGCCCATGTTCAGCGGGAACAGCGGCTTGTCGAGACCGTCAATCGGGTTCCACCCGTCGTCCTCGCGCGCCTCGTTGCGCGTCATCCAGCCGCCGCGAATAGCGCGGTCGTAGTATTCTGCGCGGTCCTTGAGGGAGCCTCGCAGAAGCTCGCTTGTGTCCATCGTGAAGCGATAGCCCGCGCTCCACTCCTCGTCGGTGAGCAGCTGCGCGTTCAGCGCGCTGGTCATCGCCTTAATCTCGGGCTGGAGCGTGTACCTGACATGCGCCGCGAAGAACGCCTCGGCGGATGCGAAGGTCGGAGAGTTGTTGCCCGCGTGCCCAAGCATGATCGAGAAAACGCCCATCAGCCGAGCGATCTCTTCGATCTGATGCTTGCGCGTTTCGAGGTGCTGCGCGTCCACGCCGGTCATCTGCGTCGGGGTGAACTTGAGCGCGCCCGATGCCAAGACCGGCTTGCCCGTGTTGCTGGCCGAGCCATACATCGAGGCAATCGCCTCGCGCACTCGGTCGCGCTGCTCCTGCGACGGATTGCCGTCGAGGGTGAAAAGGCCGGTCGTGCGAACGCCGTTCTTGTGCAGCGCCGCTTGGCTCCGCTCGCTGGCCTGCGCCAGCCCCAGCGCCTGCCGCCCAAGCAGCACCGGATCGAGCCCGCGCGCGCTGTCCCACGAGGGAGAGCGAAGGTGGAAGACCTCAGAGCGCGAGAGCGTCAGCGTTCGGTTGTTCTCAAAGCTGATCGTGTATTCCAATTCCAGATCCTGCCGAACGGTGATCTGGACGTTGTCAGGCTTGATCGGAATCAACTCGCGGATCTGGCCGTTCACCACGTTCCGCCAGCTTACCGCGCACCCGGTCGAGGCCTTGTGCATCATGGTCGTTCTGACCCACTCGCTCGCGTCCTGCCACGCATTCGGCGAGCGCGCGAAGAGATCGAACAGCGGATGGTCCGTCGCCGGTTCCATCCCGCCATCGGTCGGTCGCATCAGCACGATGGGCAGCTGCGCGAGGCCGTCCGCGATGACCATGACGGCGCGGTAGAAAGCCGGAACCTGTAGCGCCGTCGAGACGGTGACCGGCTCGCCGGTCCAGGACTGCGAATAGCCGAAGGCGGCGTCCAGCCAGCCCTCGGTGAACTCGACCGCTTTCTTTTCGTCCCGGCCACGCAGCCGGTCGAGCCATCCTAGCACGGCATCGCCCACGCCGCCGCCGGGCCGGCGACGGTCGGATTGAGCGTCATCAGGTGTGCCGCGTTGAATGAGGCCATCAAAGGGTCGATCTTCCCATAACCAGAGGCCGCTCGTTCGATCATCATCGCCGTCGATGTCGCGCGGACCTTCGCGTTGCCCGCGCACCATGCGAGGAGGCGCGAGCCTGAGTGCTTCAGCGAGCCATCGACGAGCTTGCGCTCGACGGTCTTGGCCGCGTTCATCAGCCGGATACCTTGAGGCACACCGACCAAGAGTTTCGTCTCTTCCGACACGCCGATCTCGGCCAGCGCGTCCACCGCGCCGCCGATGCCGGCGGGGTCTGCGCCGACCATCGCCAAGCACCCGGCATCGAGGACGAGCCCGACATGCGCCTTGATCCACTCCAGATCACCGGGCAGCCCATCGACTACCGTCAGGTCGCCGTCGCGCGCGAAGTCGCTGTAGAGCGCCGCGTTGGCCTTGCGCCGGTCAAGCCCCTCGGGGCTGATCAGCGCATGAGCCCAGAGCAGCCAGCGGCGCGTGTCTCGTTCCCTCGCGATGACCGCGAAGCCGAATAGATCGTCCAGGCCGCCACCGTCTATGCCGACCGTCGCCACCTCGGCGCGGTCGAGGAGCTCGTCCAGCGAGCGTGGCCCGCCGCTGCCTCGGCTCCAGAATTGCGCGCCTGCCCATCCATCGGACCGCAGCGCGACGCCGATCTGGACGTTGAGATGCTGCGATGCCCAGCGTCGTAGTTCGGCCTCGCTCGCTTCGCGCGCCGCCTCGTAGTCGGGGATCAGTCGCTCGACCGTGATGCTCCGGCCGTTGTTTGGGGTGACGAGGTGCCAATTGCTCGGGTCTTGCCAATCGACCCCATCGGGAAACTCGTAGAGCACCGGCAGCAGCGGCGCGCTTAGCGTGCCGTCGCGCACCTTGCGCGCCTTGCTCAGTTCCGCCGCGAATACCCCCGCCGGCGGTCGCTCGGACTGCGTCGTGATCTGGATCAGGAAGCCCTCGGGCTGACTGATCAATCCACCGCGAAGCTGGCCTATGACGCGGTCCGCGTCGAGCGCTTCCGCGATGACGTGCGTCTCATCCAGCAGGATGCCCGCTGGCTTGGTTCCGGTGACCACCTTCGGATCAAAGCTTTTGACCTTCAGGAATGCCTTGGTCTGCCTATAAGAAATGCGCTTGAGGTGGCTCTGAACGTGGAACTTCGAGGCCAGCACCGGGTCCGCCTCGATCATGCCGACGGCCTGGCTGAAGGCCAGATCGGCAATCTCCTGCGTCGGCGCGATCAACAAGAACTCGGCGCGCGGGCGCTGATTGACCAAGAGCGCCGTCAGCATGATCGCTGCGCCGGCGGTCGTCTTCGAGTTCTTCTTCGGCACCAGGACGAACGCCTCGCGGATCTGCCGCTGGCCGTTGACGACCGAGCCGAACAGCGCCTTGACTATGTCGCGCTGCCAGTCGCCCGCCGCTTCCTTCATCCTCGGCTGGCCGGGCACGTCCGGCAGACGCAGCGCGTCGAATATGCCCGCCGCCCTGCGCGCGGCATCCTGATCGAGCGGAAGGTCTGGAACCAGGGACCGCCCCGACCGGAGCCGGTCGCCCCAGTCGCGGCAGGATGTATCCCAGGCCATCAGTTCGCCAGCAGCTGCTCCCAATCGGTGCCGCGCTCGGCGGTCGCCGCGATTTCCTCGGCCTGTTGCTTCTTGCCCGCCGCCTCGGCCCGCGCGTGAACGTAGGGCGCGGCGCACTGCGCCATCCGGTCCCGACGCGCGGCGTCGGCGGTCGGATCGCGCATGACCGACAGCATGTATTCGAGCGGCGACATGCCGGTGAGCATCGCTTCGGTCAGAACGAGCTTCGCCGGGATCGCATCGACCTTGCGAGGCCGGCCAGCGCCAGGACGGGGACCGCCCTTCGGCATGTTTTCTGCTCCAAAATGGCGTTTAAATGGGTGTTTCGGCCTGTTTGGGCCAGGAGTTAACTATTCAGAGGGGGCGGAAAAGTCTCTGGGTGGG